TTTCATTTTCCAAATCCTTTTTCGAGCCAGACAGTTCCTTCAAGGACCTGACAAAGGCTTCCGTAGATTTATCAATCTCATTGTGCAACTGCTCGTATTCTTTTCGTAAGACGTTGTTCACCAAAAGAGTCGACGTTTTCTCTGTGTGGCCAAGGAATTGATCGTAAGGAGGAAGAACAAGAATGTTCTGTTGAGGCAAATCGGCGCCATTTTCGTCAGTGATCTTTCTAGTGCAGACGCGACCAGGAAATATCCGATCCTTGGATTGCACTCCGTCAGCCACATCTTTGAATGTTTGTGCCAAAGAGGACTTCATTGACCCATTCGGGGCATAAATGGCGTAGACGTTCTGATCTGAGAAATCGAACTTCTTTTGTAGTTTCTTGATTCCATAACAATTCGCCAGGTCAATCGACAATTGTTTCATCTGAAAAAGTCCGCGTTGGTCCGCGTATAAGCGGCTTTCAATCCGGGTAATAATACACCCCCGGTGCCCAGATTAGGACAGTGCCAATCAATTCCCTCCCCTCACTGGCGCCCAGGGATCCGGCAGCAGCGACGGGATGAAACGCTCGAGCTTGAACCATGCGCCAGGGGTGTTCGTGCCAACCTGGAATGCGACGCGCTCGCCGAGCAAGTTAATGGGCAGCTCGAGATCCTTTGGGCCGGGCGAGGAAAGGGGCAGCGGCGTGAGCGCTGTGGGATACGCTTCGTTGTCGACGAAGGCGGAGAGGTTCAAGTTCCCTGCTCCTTCGGCGTACATCGTTAGGTAGGCGAAAAGTTTTCGGTGCGAGCGGACTTGATACGTCTGTTCGAGATCGTGGCTCAGGAAAAAATATGTGGTGTAGTAGGAATTGATGGCCGCGCCGTCGTCGGAAAATTGCGTGTCGGAGAGCTGATAGATTTTCCCATTGCCCGCGCCGCCGACGAGGCCGTTGCCTAGAAACACCTGCGCGGTGCCGTCGGAGCGTTCGGCGAGCGCGCACGCATTCGCGGTGATGTGCCACGGGCACCATTTGCGCGAGCGGCCCACGGCGTACAGTTTTCCCGACAGCGTCGAGAAGAGGATCGAGCCGAGCGATCCGATTTCGCCGGCGCTGGACAGGCTGCGGTAATCCAAAACTAAAATTAAATTCGGCGAAGTCGCCGCGCCGGTGGGCACGCCGCACAGGATGCGCTTGTTGCGCGTGTCCACGCGCACCCAGAGCGTTTGCCCGGCGGCCCAGTTGATCGTGTCCCACAGCGGCTGAATTTCCTGCGAAATTTTGATGGGCTCGCCGCCGTCGAAAATGTACATGCCCGCGCGCCCGGCGATCACTGCCCAATCCTCGCCCACGGCCACGCCCTGCACCGAAGGCGTGCCGACCGCGTTGGACACTTCGTTGATCGTCCAGGACGCGGGCTCGTTCACGCCGTCGTCCTGGGTGACGTGCAGCGAGCGGTCCTTCACGAAGTAGAGCCGCTCGCGCAGCAGGAACGCCGCGCGCACGGTCTGCCCGTCGTTTTCGGAGACGCTCATGAACCCGGTGACGCCGTCGTAGCTTTCGGGATCCTCGGAGAAGGAAGCGCGGACGAGCGAAGTGTTGTACGGTTCGGCGGTCGGAAAAATCTCGATGTTGTCGACCAGGAATCCGGCGCCGTTCGTCGGCGTCCCGTCCGCGTAAACGCGCAGCAGCAGGTCGGACGGAATCGTCGTGAAGCCGGCAGACGGCGTGATCGGCGCGATAAATTCCTTCCACGCGCCGGTAGTGACTTGGGCGGCGGGAACGGAAACGCCGGTGGTCGAAATTCCCAGCGAAGCGCTGTAAATGTGGACGTGCAGCGTGCCCTGCGCGAGGGCGCCCGTCATGCGCACCTTGACGCGCGCCGAGTAACCCGTATTCGCTCGCAAGCGCGGCGCACCGTTCGAGTCGCTCACTGCGGACTGCGTCATGAGCCCGCGCGTCGCGGTCGCGCCGTCGCCGAGGATCGCGTAGTCGCCGCCCCAGATCGCTTCGCCGGTCGAGTCGGGGCTGCCGCCCGCGAAGAACGTCGCGTCGGGAGTCCAGCCGAGCGGCACGTTGCCTCCCGAGCCGCCGAATGCGCCGTCAAACGTGAGATTGTCCCAATTATTTTGCTTGTTGCGTTCGCCCCACCAGAACAAGCGCTGCGAATAGCCGATCACGCCGGCGCATTCGCCCAGCTCCACGAGTTGAAACAAAGAATCCGCTTCGATTCCCGCCAGGAGCGCCGTGTCCGAAAAATCCACGACGAACGAGGACACGCCGTTGTCGAACACCTGCATCTGCGGCGCGCCGTCCAGCCCCGTCGTGTAGAAAAACAAATCGCCGCCGGATCCCGTGAACGCGAGAATTCGCGCGACGACATTCGGCAGCGTCGCCACCGAAGGAATGCCCGTCACGATCGCGCGCCGCCCGCCGGCCGCTGTCCACGAGACCGGCGCTGACGGCCGCGTCAAATATCCCTGCCGCGTCACGAAAATTACCGCGCACTGATGCACGCCCGCGCTGATCGAGCCCACCGGCGCGGCGGTGCCTCCGCTCGAGGACGAATTGGAATTTGTTTGCGCGTAAGTGAAGTGCAGCGAATCGATGATCGACGCGATCGGAACAGTTCCGTTGTAAGTCGTGTCCGTGACACCCGCGATGACGACCTGGTCCGTCGCGAGCATTCCCGTCGGCGTCGCCGTCGTCACGGTCACGACATTCGACGTGCGCGAAATCGACGAAATATTCGCGATGACGTCCATGACCGCGGCGGGACCCGCGCCCGGGCCGATCTGGCTCACGCGATCCACATTTGTGCCGTCGTACTGGCGCGGCATGTCCAAACCGAAGTTGCCGTCATGCTGCGCGATGTACTCGCGGGCGAAGAGCGATGTGGAACTCGCCGCCGCGTTCGGCGTAAGCCCCGCCGCGATCTGCGTCAGCACGCCGGGAGAATTCTCGCCCCACAGCGTCCCCGCGGAATCGATCGCCAGCAGCGTCTTCACAAGATTCGGTTGCGTAAATGTCTTCAGGTAGTTGACAGTGGGATTTCCCGCAATCGGCGAATACACCGACAAAAGCCCGGGCCGCGTCTTCACCGCGCCCTGCACAAACGCCACGTCGCGGCAATCGGGCGACACTCCTTGCGGCAGATCGGCCGCGGACATGTCGGTGACCAGCCCGCCGAACAAGTCCAGCGGCGCGTCGATTGTGCCAGCGATGCTCATGGTTTAAGTGGCACAGACTTCAGAGGCTGCGAAAAAAAGTATTTTTTGTCATTCCGAGCGAAGCGAGGAATCTCTCTTGGATTTAATTCCATGAAAAGAAAGAGAGATTCCTCGCTTCGTTCGGAATGACAAAAGGAGCGGAGCCCTTTTTCCGCAGCCTGTTCAGTCTGTGGATTTTTGTCCTTGCACGTAGTTTCACTGGTCGGTTGATTTGCAGAAAAGCTACAGGCTGAAGCCTGTGCCACCTAAATCAGCGGCGCAAACCCCGCGCGCGACGAAAACGGCCTGCGGCGCCGGCCAGTTTGCTGTTCGCGCTGCGTGGCGCGCGTGATCAGGTCCTCAAGTGCGTCGGACGCGGCGATGTCCCAGCGCTCGGCTTGCGGCGCTCCACGCGCGGCGCCGGCCATTGCGGCGGCGGCGTACGCGAGCGCTTCCTGGGCGTTGCGGATCAGCACGGGGCTGGTCGCATCGACCAGGTCGGGAAAGGAGGTCTGGTAGCGCAGACGGATTTGCGTGTCCCGCGTGGCGCCGAGAAAATACAAACCGTCGGCGCGCCATTCCCAGTAACGCAGCGTCTGCGCCTGCGGCTCCGACGGCAGACCGTCGTGATCGGTCAAGTCGGTCATCTCGATGAAATCGTCGGAGCTGAGGTTCGCGCGCTCCCACAATTTCACCGGCACGAGCAGGTTCGGCGGCAACTGGTTCGGCGGCGCGGTCGCGTCCGTAATCGAGACTTGCGCCGAGGCGTCCACCACCGGCACGGCGGGCACGACCAATAAAACATCGTCGCTCAGAAAAGTTCCCGACTGCACGTTGGCCAGCGCCCGCTGCGCCTTCCGGTACGCCGAGTTCACGTACGGCAGCAGCACCGTATCCGTGAACAGATTCCCCGCGGCGTCGTTCAGCAGCGAGCGCACCAGCGCCGTGATCTGCCCGGCAGTGTTGTAAGCGGTAGTTCCGACGACTGGCATGGTAACTCCTGGAAGTTAGAAGCTAGATGTTAGAGGTTGGAAAGAACTGGTTGGTGGAAGATTCGAGAGCGTCGCGATTGGATGCCGGAGGAGTTTTCTCCAGCCTCCAATCTCCAGCCTCTAACCTCCAGCAGGCAGCGGCGACTGTTTCAAATACGCCGCGACGCCGATGATGCCGGACATCATCGCGCTCACTCCCGCGATCGCCAGCGTCGAGTGCAGTCCGGCCTGCAAGTTGAAATGCTGCGGATCGATTCCCACCGCCGCGAAACCGGTGATGACGCCGTTGGCGCCGCCCGCAATCGCGGCGGCCACCAGGCCGCGCCACCACACTTGAAAATTTGTCCAGGCGCTCATGAGGTCCTCTTTACTTTACGGTGATGAGGGGAGCGCTCGGGGCGTTTGGGTTTGCTGGCACATTGGCCGTTGCCGGCACGGAACAGACCGATTCCTCGCCCAAGGAGTCCACGGTCGTCACGCAGTAGCTGTAGCTCGTGCCCGCGGCGACGCTGGTGTCGGTGTACGTCAATCCCGCGTTGAGAGCCGTGTTCACCTTCGCGTAATTTGTCGGGCTCGACGCCGAGCGGTAAACGTTGTATCCGCTGATCGTTCCCGATCCGCCCACCGGCGAGGGCGCCTGCCAGGTGAGCGTGACGCTATGCGGCGTGCCCGCGGGAGCGCCTTGCGCGCCGGCGCTATCGCCGGCGAGGAACGTGAATGTGAGAAGGAGAATGCACGCAGATCGAGAAACGAAATGGAGTAAGTCGCGCATGAATGAAGTCCTTTGGGTTTAGGTAGCACAGACTTCAGTCTGTGGGGTTCCGTCAGCGAACCCAGGCCGACCGCGTTAGCCAGGACTGAAGCGCGTGAATGGTTGACAGGATCAACGCGCCAGCCAAGATCAATTGGAAATCCACAGGCTGAAGCCTGTGCTACTAAAAACTACTGCTTCAATTCCACCAGGAACATTTCAGGCGTAATGGCGTCGGTCGCCGCCACATTGAACTGCAAGTTGATCGTCACCGCGGACGCGGTGCTGACGGCCGCCGTATCGAGCTTGATCGAATTGTTTCCGGCATTGCTGTCCTGGCCCACCGTGGAAATGGTCTGCGCGCTCGTCGAGCCGGAATTGTTCATGACGAGGTAGGTGATGCGTTCGAGTTGATTGGCCGCACCGGTCGGAGCCACGGCCGTTGTGGAAGTCCCGCCGAACGAAAGCGTGTAGCTGACGGCCGCGGTGCCCGTGGTGTGCTTGGCTAGCACGGTGATGATAATTCCCTGCCCCGCTCCCATCACGCCCGCGGGAAGAGTACACGTATAGTAAGTGGCCGCCGCTCCCGTTCCCGTGATCGCCGAAGCGGGACCTTGATAAGCGCAGGCGGAACTGTCGGCGCTTCCCACGGTTAGCGCTGCGCCGTTGTTCTCGATTTTCTTCCACCGGTGCGCGGTCGAGTCGGCATACAGCTCGTCGACGTTCGCAATTCCTGTGGGTGCGGTCGTCTCCGAGGCCGAATAGAATTTATAGCTGTGGACGGCGCCATTGAACGGAAATTGCACGCCCGTGAGAGGCGCGGCATATTGCGCCGCGTTCAGATTGAACCCGAGGAAGCCGGTTCCGAGACCTCCGCTGAACCCGCAGAACAGGCACGAATTCGCGTTATTTTCTTCCGTGAGCCAGGAGCGCATCGCGTTGCCGATGGGTCGCGGCGTGCTTCCCGCGCCGGACGACGCGCCGGTAGTGGTCGTGAGCGGCCACGTGCACGTGCCATTCGTTACATTGGTGGAGTTGAAGAAGTTCGGTTCGCTGCCTGAACTCGTGCCGAAGTAGAAATTGCAACTGGCCGGAAAAAAAATCGCCGTGGTGGCGGAAAGATTGATGGAGCTGGATGCGCCGACGGTCTGCGAAATTTCCGGGCTGGGCGCGGATTCGCGGCCGGCCGCGTCCACCACAGTTACTTTAACGTAATAGGTTCCGGCGGAAAGCGATCCGGAGCCGGTGGAAGTGACGCTCGCCTGCGGCCGGCGAAACACATGGCCGATGATTTGCTCTCCGGCCGGCCCATTCGTATCGTTCCCGCCGCTGGTCAGAACTTCCGTCGTCTGGACATCGTAGCCCGTTTGCGTGATGCCCAGATCGCATCCGGAATAGCTGCCAAAGATGTTGCCCCAATAGCCGATGCTGTTGTTTCCGCTCCCTCCGTTGCTCGCGTTCTCGTAAATCCAGTTTCGACAGTTCACCGGATTCCCCGAATTGATGGAAGAACCCGCTAGTTGCGAGAATCCCGCCGTCTGTCCATGAACGAAGATGTTGGTTCCAGGCAGAGTGCCGCAAGAGGAAGTGCTGTAGAGAAGCGTCTGACTGGCAGCCATGACATCGCCGGTCACAACGTTGTCGAGAGTCAATCCGCCGGGAGCGTTGCAAGTGGCCAGGTTGATGAAGCCCAGGTCCTGGTTATTCTCGATGTCCGTCGTACCGTCGAAAACAAAATTTCCAAATGGACCGCCGCCGCTTGGGAAGGGGATATCCACTCGGATCGTGTGGCTGATGAAGGAATTGTCGCGGAAGTCGTACACGCTGGTATGGGCGTTATTGGTCAAGCCCAGAAACCAGATCGCGGGGATATTGGTATTCCCGCTATTCCCATTCCAGTTGGTGCGGTCGAACATGCTGAAAAAAGCGTTGTTGTCCACCTGCAGGATTGGCCCGCTGCCGCCCTGGCCGAAATAGACATCCTGCGTGGTAATGTCGCCGCCGGAATCCGCCATGATGTCCGTTTGCGCGCCGGACACGCAGACGTGGCTTAAATCCAGTCCCCCGCTGTAGACCACGAAAATTGCGCCCAGCGTCTGGTAGCCGCTGATATTGCTGCAGGACAAAATCCAATTGTGAGGCTGATAGACTCCGCCCGTTCCTTCAATGGAAATGTGCCCTGTCGTTCCCGAAGTTCCGAGATTTCCTTCGATGGGCAGTCCGAACAGCGTAATCGCTCCCGCCTGCACGATCTTCACTCCATCGATTCCCGACGACGGAAATGGAATCGTGGACATGTACCAGAGGCCTTCCGGAATATAGACGGTTCCCTTGTTTGTAATCTGCGGGCTTCCGTCATTCGCGGCG